ATTGGTCAATCTTAGAGAACCGATGCTTAATGAACAAGCAGAAGAAGAACTGTTACAACTTGAAGTACCATTATCTCCAGAGGATAGGGGAAGTAAAAACCTTTATAATTTGATGATTGATGACGAGTTTTTAAGTATTTATGGTAGCACATTTCCACAGTATGTTGAACCCTTTTATACTGTAATCATAATGAAAAACAGTTGCTTACTGAGTATTACAAGAAACATAAAATTAGATAATAAAAATCCTTTCATCTTTGAGGGATTCTCGCTATATTTGCTAATAGTTACTAACAATCAAAAAATAATAAAATGGATAAAAAGGAATATAATAACGTGTTTAGATTTTCATTGTTTCAAGGCGATGTTTTATTATGTGAAAAAATGTTTAATGCCGATAAGTTTAATCCCTTTACAAGATATTCGATTGATATCAGAGATATTCTTCCCAGAGCCATCACGAGATTACAGAAAACCTTGTCAAAACGAAGTTATGATGTAGTTGCAGAACTTGGTAGGGTTGATATTAACGACAGTGAGTCAGAATATTATGGTTACGATCTTCACGCATATAATCAAAAAATGATTAATACTTATCCTAGAGAATGGAGAAATGAAATGCGTTATAATCCACAATCAGTAATACAACATATTAAACAGAAAACAATTCGTGGCGTTCCCTGTAAAATTGGGTTATATATTAATGAGAATCCGATTGTTGAACGTGAATTTTTTGTTGACGGATTCAATCCTGTTGTAAAACAATCTCTTGACATTATGTATGTGGTAACTGATATCGCAGACATAATTGAATATAAAATCAAAAGGAGCGACATTAAAAATATGTGGGATGATTATGATTTAATTAATTACAGAGGTTTATCGATCAATCAAATCAGAGAACTTCACCCTGCGAAAAGGGCAGAAATGCTGAGAAGACTTGGACGAAATTAATTATGTTTGGACGAGAAGCAGGTCATTTCTATAATTCTGACCAATTCTATAATACCTTCTTTTCGTCCTTCATACACATGTTTTTATAATGACGGAAAATACAGAAAACACATTAACAGCATATCTTGGTTCTGAATTTCAACAACGTCTCATATGGCAGTTGTTGGTTGAACCAGAGTTCGCTGAAAAAATAATATCTGATTTAGCAATTGAATATTTTGATGATCCTAACCTTAAACGGTTATTCATCATCATGTTGGAATACTACAAGGAATTTGATAAAGTACCAAATCTCCAGAATCAGAGTATTCATCAAGCAATTAACAAATATAAGACTCCGAATAACACGATTGAAGAAGAATCATTATTCGCTGTAATTAAACGTATTGAACTCTGGAACGAAAGAATCATTAATAAGCAAATGCTTTATGATGGTGATGTTGTTCAGAAGTCCACAAGTGCTTTTATTAAACAACAGGAATATCGTAAGTTGGGTGAAAGTATTATGAATAAAGTCAAGAATGGTGAGATAAAAAACAAATATGTTATTGCTGCTATTGAAGAACAATTCCAAAAAATATCACATATTGGTGAAGGGGATGATGATTCGGAGTCACTTACCGAAGGAATTAGAAAAGCACTGAGAAAAGAATTTAGGGAAACCATAGCAACAGGCATTGGTGCTATTGACGCATTAACTGGTGGTGGATTAGGTAAGAGTGAAATCGGTGTGATTCTTACACCATCGGGTGTTGGGAAATCATTACCGTTATCAGCAAAATTAATTACACCAAATGGTTGGATGTATAATGGTGATGTTAAGGTCAATGACTTTGTTATTGGTAGTGACGGTAAATCACAAAAGGTTTTGGGTGTTTATCCACAAGGTTTGCGTGATATTTATAAGGTTGAGTTTAATGATGGTACTTCTGCAATGTGTGATAAAGAACATATTTGGTCAGTTAATTCATTGAATCAACGAACAGCAAACACCACAAAGAAAATTGATGGTAAAATAAAACATATTAAAATACCCGATTTATCATATAAACCATTAACATTAGAAGTGTTAATGAAAGATTATGTTAAAACATATAATAGGAAAAACAAACTAAATTATAGAATTCCAATCATCAAACCAATTGAATTTACTGAAAGAATAGTACCAATTGATCCATATTTGTTGGGAATATTAATTGGTGATGGAAGTCTAACACAAGATATACCAAGGTTTACGTCAGTTGATGATGAAATTATTAACAAGGTTAGTGAAATTGTTGAGAATAATTATAATAATTTGTCAGTGAAACGAGTTTCAAAAACACAAACATTTTCAATAACTGGAAATGGTCGTAATTCCAATAGTTTATTTCAATCAATTATTGAATTAAATCTTAATGTAAACTCACCAAATAAACATATTCCTGAATCATATTTATATAATTCCATTAATAATAGGATTTCACTCTTACAGGGATTATTGGATAGTGATGGATATGTATCAAAAGCAGGTAGAATTCAATTTAGTACAACATCCGAAATCCTAAAGAATGATGTTAGGGAATTGGTTTTGTCTTTGGGTGGTTTTTGTAATGTTCGTGATAAAATTGGTAAATATAAGAAGAATGGTGAAACAATTATTTGCAGAAAATCATATACATTAACAATTTCGTTTTCAGATGAAACAATTAAATTATTTCAATTAGAACGTAAACAAAGTCGTGTAGTTTATCGTGAAAAATATAAGTACAATAAGTATATTTCGAATATTGAATATTCACATAAGGAAGAAGCACAATGTATATATGTTGAAAATGATGACCATTTATATGTAACTAATGATTATATTTTAACACATAATACTACCGCCCTCACAATCATTGCAAACACCGCATATGAACAAGAAAAGAATGTCGCTCAAATTATTTTCGAGGATACCAAAGACCAGATTAAACGTAAACACTTTACAATCTGGGCAGAATCTGCATTAAGTAGATTGAATGAAGACGAAGAAAATGAACGAGTTTTCAACATTGCTGATGCGAAAGCCAGAGAAATGGAAGGTAAATGTAGGCTTATCATCAAAAGATTTAGTCAAGAAGATACCACAATGAAGGATGTTAGGAATTGGATGCTTAGTTATCAGAAAAAGTGGGGATTTAAGTTTGATTTACTTGTATTGGATTACCTTGATTGTTTGGAAAGTCATAAGATGAGACAAGATAGAACTGAATCTGAACTCACAATCATTAAGGGATTTGAAGCACTTGCTGCTGATTTCGATATTCCCGCATGGACAGCGATTCAAAGTAATCGTAGTGGATTTGGATCGGAATTCGTGGAAGCACATCAAACTGGTGGTAGTATTAAGAGGGTACAGAAAGCACACTTCTTTATGAGTGTAGCTAAGACTCCTGCACAACAGGAAGCTAATTTTGCCAATATTAGAATTATTAAAGCCAGATTTGCAAAAGATGGACAGGCATTCGAAGACTGTGTTTTCAATAATGATACTATGCAAATTATTATTGATGACCCAAAATATGTCTACACTAAAAACTATAAGAACCTTAAACATTATGATGAAGCCGATGTTGAAAAACTGGAAAAGAAAGCCAATACCATAAATGAAATACATGTTGCAATTAGTCAACATGATGAGGGTGCAATAATTGAAAAAATAAATACTGAGGACATAAATTCGTTATTGAGAAGCAATGCTGCCCCAGAAGATAATAATGAGGGAGCAACTGAGGGTGCTATTGAGGGAGCAAGTAATGCTGGATTACTTGAACTCGATGAAAATGCCGATATCGAAACTCTCGATGATGGTGTAAATGATGCTGTAAGTGATGCTGTAAGTGATGCTGTAAATGACGATTTGCTGGATTTCAGTGGTGATACCACGACTAAGTTACCTGTTATTACAATACCAGAGGTGAAACTTGTTCCGACTGAAGAGGTTCAACCACAGCCAAAACAAGAATTTGTGCCACCAGCAGGGGATGATGAGGTAATGAAACAAATTCTGGCAACAGACCCCGATGCGCCACAAGGAAAGCATAAAAGTGTTAATGATATGCTTGTAAAAAAACGTGATTATCAACATGTTATTAAAAAAGAGTGAAAATTTTTATAAAAAATTGTAACTTTTTCCGAATTTCTACGTATTTATCAATCCAGAGGTCAGGAAAATTTTTTTACGTTTTTTTAAGAAATGCTTGCGTATTAAAAAAAAGCGTTTTATATTTGCACTGTTTTTAGGACGAAGTTTTTTGAAAATAACCTTATCGCTAAATATTGAAGAATAATGAGCAATAAAGTTAAAGATATCCAGTTAGGTATGCCATTGGGTACTGCATCTGGTAAATTAAGAAAACAAATATTATTTCATTTATTGAAAAAATATAATGAAAACATTTGTTTTAAATGTGGTGAGGAAATTTTGGATGTGTCAGAATTAAGTATTGAACATAAAAAAAATTGGCTTCATTCTGAAAATCCAGTGGAATTGTTTTTTGACATAAATAATATTGCTTTTAGTCACGTCAGGTGTAATTTACCTGAAAGGAGACATGGTGGATTTTTTAAAAGAGTTGTTGCTGCGGAAGGAAATTCATTTTGTTCTTGTTGTGGAAAAGAAAAGAATAAAAACGAATTTCACGTTAATAATGGAAGGTGGAATAAAGTAAGTGGGTATTGTAAAAAATGTGTTTCTGAACGGAATAAAGGCAGAAAAAGATAAATTGCGGGGTGGTAGAAGTTGGTATCTCGCTTGGCTCATAACCAAGAGGTCGGGGGTTCGAGTCCCTCTCCCGCTACATTGACTTATTTTTATTTTTCGAGTATTTATAAGTATGGAAAATAAAAATAAGTTTTATATCTTATATAAAACAACAAATTTAAAAAACGGTAAGTTTTATATTGGGGTACATGAAACCAATAATATTAATGATGGTTATTTAGGTTCTGGTAAAGTTCTTAGAAATAGTGTTTATTATCACGGTAAAGAAAATTTTAAAAGAGAAATAATTGAATTTTGTGACAATAGAAATTCACTTTTAATTAGAGAACGGGAAATTGTTAACGAAGAATTAATTAAAGAACCTAAGTGCATAAATTTAGTTGTTGGTGGATTGGGTGGAAATTTTAAAAACGAAAAACATAAATATAATTTTCATGCTAATGGTGGTAAAAGGGTAAGAAAAATATTTCGTGAAAAACATTTAGATAAGTTTTATAATGATATCGAATATAGGAAGAAATGGTTTGAAAATTATCACGAAGCAATAAAAAATAAAAGACATGGGGAGGATAATCATTTTTTTAATAAAACCCATAATGACGAAACAAAAAAGAAAATAGGACAAAATAGTTCATTAAAACAAAAAAGAAGTAATAATTCTCAGTTTGGTACTTGTTGGATAACCAATGGTATTGAAAATAAGAAAATTAAAAAAGGTGAGAATATTCCTAACGATTGGAAAGTTGGTAGAGTTATTACTTACAAAGTTCTTTAAAATTTAAATTTATGCATACCCCCAATTTGGCGGTTTTAATACCCATGAAACGGCATGGAGCATGATTTTAAAGTATTAATCAAGGAATCTGAACAACATGGAAAAGGATTCCGAATTTAGATGAACATGAAAAGGCTGGCAAATCCGAGAAATTACATTCCAAGTAGTGCCTCACATAATTGCAATGTCTAAATGATTAATTTTTTTTGGTTGTTGGTATCAGAATTTTTTAAAAAAGGGGCATACCACCTAACATTTGAGACTGCGTTGTAGACGCATGAATGGTTAAGAATGATTTTTATCAGTAGCAGTACTGAGTTTTTTCAAAAAAAGGAATAGTTGTTGTGTCTATGTTAAGTCAGGTCAGGTTCTGAGGAACAGGTCTTTTTTTCGGCAACAAGTAATTGAAACCTTCATTAATAGAAATATTAGTGAGGGTTTTTTTATTTTAGATGAATTTTAAACCATTTCTTTTGTATTTATTATAAACGTAACCGAACTCCAGAGTTCGAATTTAGTAAGTTACTGGACGGTCATGTAGTTACGGAAATAAGAGCAAATAATAAATAAAAAGATATGGCATTTTTCGCAAGACCAAATTTAGACGATACTCAATTTAAACAGTTAAAAGGTAGTGAACTGACGTTATCGGGTCAAACCCAAATAGCAACAACAACTGGTTTAACCCTTGTTGGTGATAGTAGTGTTAACATACCTATTCAAGCAACGGGTGCAACAAATAATTTTGTTTTAACATATGATGATGGTGGAGTAATTCCTGTTATTAAATTAAAAGAATCAAGTGCAACTGGTGCTACAGGTATTTATCCATACAATGAATCAGCAACAACAACTGTTGGTGGTTTAGTTGCTGGAGAAAATCTATATAATGAACAGGTTGTTGATATATTACACGATATTTTAGTTCCAACATTATATCCAACATTAACTAATCCAAGTATTTCTTCATTTACAATCAGTCCATCAACAACATTATATGAAGTTGGTTATATTTCGAATATTAGTGGAATAACGGTGTTTAATCCGGGTACGATAAATCCACAATATTCAGCATTAAGTGATTGTAGAAGTTGTGGTGCGTCAGGTTACACATATTCTGCTTTTAGTATTGATTATACTTGTCTATCTTCTCTTCCAACCAATACCTATTGGTTTGGTTCAAATACTATTGGTCTTGATTCGAATTATATATATTCATGTGTTTGTTATAGTGGTGGAACACAACCATATGATAGTAGTGGTAATACATATTCTGCACCGTTAGTAGCAAGTGCTACGACTAGTTGTTATAGAGTAATAACTGGTGTTTATCCTTGGTATTGGGGAACATTGTCAAGTAGTGGTGCATCAGCAGGTGTAAATAGACCGTCTGTTGCTTGTATTAAACATGAAATGACTGGTAATACTTGTGGTGGTACAAGTGGTGGTACTAAGGTCGTTGGTACGAGTACAGGAACAATAGAAGTCATATTCGGTAGTACCAGTGATGATTATCTGTGGTTTGCAACACCAACGGGAAGTACATCTAAAACATGTTGGTATGTTGATGCATTAAATAGTGGTATAATTGGTGGTGCTGTAAGTGGTGGTGGTAATTTATTTCCAGTACCTGAGACAGTTACTGGTGTTACATCTGTTGGAACAGGTTCTTGGACTGGTCAGTCTTACCAAGTATATGTTAGCAATTATCAATCGGAAGCATTATCAAATATGGAATTAAGAAATAGTTAAAAAATATAGATATGGCAATAATATTAAATGATAACATTAAGATAAACGCAGGTAAACCGAGCGAATCAAAATATCTGAGTACTGGTAATACTGCATATAGTGGAACTACATTAGTTGATGCTAAAAGTGGTGTAACCACAGCAATTCCTATTAGTGAAAGACATCTGGGTTTAACTGTTTTATTATCATATACAGGTGAAACAAATGTTGAATACTGGTTTAAAACTGGTGTTGCTTATGATAATCTTGAAGAGAAAAAATTTGCATCGGAACAACTTGTTGGTGATTTTGTCACTGGTGCAACAAATCTGGGTTATTTTAGTGGACAAACGGGCATACAAAGACTTGATTTAAATGGTTTTCCAATAACACCAACCGTATTTGATGGTTATTACTATTCAGAATATAATTGGTATTATGCCGATGCTGATGGTATTATTAGAATCGGTTCACCAACACATAACGGTCCGCTTCGTAGAGCATATGTTAATTCATTAAGAACTAAATCTTGGATTTATGATGTTGGAACAAGTGGATGGATTCTAAGTTGGAGTGATGTTGTAGCGGATGTCGGTAATTCAACAAATCCATATAGTTATTCTGGAACACCATATCAGGAAATTACATGGCTCACAGGATGGCAAACAAATCTTGGTACTTCAATTACAGGTGCTGGTAGTCTAACAACTGGTTCTACAGTTACAATAGGTAATCCAGTATATAGTTATAAAGCAGATCAAGACCTGAATTTTAGAACACCAATAAGTGATACTCCAGAGATTCTCAAAATTACAAACGATGATAACTATGTTAGATTTTCGGGTTCGACTGGAACTCAATTACTTACTGCATCAAATGGTTTAACAAAAGTAGGGACAGATGTGAAACTTGGTGGTACAATAACTGGTGATACTATCATAACGGATAGTCGTGTAGTTCCAAGTGGTATTACATATGTTACTGATTATAGTTCATCATTTGTTTCTGAGTCTCTTGTAACGAAAAGATATGTTGATACCAAATCTTTAACTGCTGGAGGTGGTGAAAGAATTTTTAAAATGATATGTCAAACAGGACATGGATTTGTGAATAGTGAAGTTGTTGGATGGAGTGGTGCTACTGTTATTAGTGGTTGTTATAATAAACCAATTGCAAATGGATTATATGATGGTGAGGTTCTGGGAATAGTTAGTAAATATTATAATGCTGATTGTTTTGAATTAACCCAAGCAGGTTATGTTACAGGACTTACGGCATCATATATTCCAAATTCTACTTATTTTCTTAGTGATACCATAGCAGGATCATTAACTCCAACAGAACCAACAACTCCTAATTATCTAAGTAAATCTATGTTAATTGCTACATCAAATTGTACTGGATGGGTTTTACCATATGCAGGATATGTTATAACAAGTGGAGTTACTGGTGGGGCATTGGTAAAAAGTGTTTGTAATCCAACAATACCAACATATAATATAACTGAAATTGATTATTATATTGGTGTGTCGGGTGGAAGTGTTGTTAATTTACAACCTAATATTAATGGTGTTGCAAAAAATGGTACTGTTATTATTGTTTCAGATATTTGTGGTAATGCAACACCAAGTTGTTATGTTCAAATTGCTGGTTCATTCTTTGGTGGTAGTTTTCTTTCATGTATTGATACAGCATTTGGTTCATTAAGTGCAATATATAATAGTGAAAATGCCAAATGGGATGTAATTGGATTTTCTGTTACGCCTCATTAATATTAATATAGTATGCCAATATATAGTTATAAAACTAATCAAACATTATTTGATAGTGGGTTCAACCAAAAAACTGGTGGAACATTAACACTATCAGGAAATACGATTCTTGCAAATAGTAGTACTTTTCAATATTTAAATGATAAAAGTGGTGACTATATTGCTCGTTCTATTGTTGATGCTGAATATGTAAGTGGTTTAACTTCTGCTATTCGTAATATTGGTTCTGTTGGACAACTTATATATAGAGGTAGTTCTGGAATTACAGGTGCTACGGGTTTCATATATGATGTTGTGACATCAGGGGTCACTGTGCCAAATATATGTATTTCACAAATACCAGTAACTGAAGTAGGTGATTATTATTTTTTAACATGGGATAGTGGTACAACTAAAGTAAATAAAATGCCAGCATTAAGTGTTACTGGTTTACAGGGTGCTGTTAATGGTTTGGGTGTTAGTGGGGATGATGCATGTTTAGGTGGAATGTTGATTAATAATACTTGTATTTGGGGTCAGAGTGGTTCTTCAATTTCATTTTGTATTAATAATGAAAATAGTCCAATTGTTATTGATAATCACTGTAATGGTGGTATATATTTAAAATCACAATGTAACACATCATCAAGTTATTTTGATGATTTCAGTAATTCTGTTGGTTTTCAAATCAATAAATGTAATAGTGGATTTAAAATTTATGACTGTAGAGCGGGTGCGGAACAAAAGGGTATTGAATATGATGGTAATTATAGTACTTTTTATACCGCACGTTCACTTGTTGATAAAACATATGTAGATACGATTGCTAGTGGTTTACATCCAAAACAAGCAGTTCAGGCAGCAACAACACCAGCAAGTGGTAATACAATACTTAGTGGTGATACTGGAACAATTGATGGGATTTCTGTTAGTAGTATAATAGGTAGTGGTAACAGGATATTAGTTAAAGATCAAACAAATGGTGCTTTTAATGGTATATATAGTGCAACTACAGGTACTTGGGGTCGTACATCAGATTTTGATTTTGCTCCAATTACTGGTGAAGTTGTTCAGGGTTCGTATTTCTTTGTAATATCGGGAACAAATAAAAGTACTACTTGGGTATTAACTACACCTGATATAATAACTTCTGGTGATACATTAATATTTACAGAATTTGGTCAAGTTACAGATGTGGTTGCAGGTACTGGAATAACAATTACAGTTTGTACCACTGGTGAACATACAATTTCAGTAGATGGTCTGAGTCTTGCTGGTAACTCATTGTCTTGGAATGGTTCAACATGTCAATTTGATGTTGATATTAGTGGTGGAACACTATCAACAGCATTAGATTCAAAATTAAATGTTTCAACATTTAATGGTTATACTGGTACAACAGAAACTCAATTACAGGACATAGAAAATGATATTGTTTATCTTAGTGGTGTAACAGACACCAAACTTGATATAGTTATATTTAGTGGTTATACTGGTACAACAAGAAATGAATTAAATCTAACAATTACTGGTGCTACAAATGGATTAACCAAATTGGGACGACAACTTAAACTTGGTGGTACATTAACGGGGGAAACAACAATAAATGGTGCACAGACTTTAAATATAAATCAAACCAATTTAAATTTAAGTGGTACGACCATTAATTTAACTGGTACGACCATTAATTTAACAGGTACAACCATTAATTTAAGTGGTATTGTAACATTACAATTAGCACCAACAGGTGGTACAACATTAGATGCAATACTTGTTTGGGATTCCAATGATAAAAAAATTAAACAGGTTTCACCAAATATTCTTAATGTTTGTAATATAATTACACAATATACAGCAACAACTGCCAATAGTTTTATTGGTGTAAGTGGTGCATCGTGCATATATCTAATGATTAGTCCAAGTTGTGGTCAAAAAGTTAGTGTTGCTGATATCTGTGGTGGTGCATTAAGTAATCCGATTACAATTAATGGTAATGGTAATCGAATTAATGATGTTTCATGTACCTGTTCGTTAATTAATACCAATTTTGGGTCAACAACATTCATATATAATGGATATTTTTGGAGTGCAGTAGCATTTACAAATTAATAATGTTTTGAGGTATTTTTCTTGATTTCAAACTATTTATTAATAGATAATTGAAATAAATAAAATACGAAATTATGGCTTTTAATACAAAAATTAATCTAAGCGATGCCAAAACATATCAAGCAACTGGTAATACATTATCATTATCTGGCAATACCACTATTGCAACAGTTGGTGATTTAAAATATCAAACGCACCCAACATTTACTGGAGATACTCAAGTTATTGATAAAAAATATGTTGATGATAATTTGGTTACTGGTCTTACTGCAAGCACAATATATGATTTAGGATCGCCAGCAGCCGTAGAGGTTGGTGGAATAGTTGTTGGTACTGTTTTAACTGGAAAAAGTAGCAACTGTTTACTTGAGGAAATTTTAGTTCCTGAATTATATGGTGATATAACAGCACCAAGTCTTGGTATCGGATTAACATGTAGTGGTATTAAAGAAATTGGTTGTAATGTATCACAGACGGCTACAGGTACATTCAATCGAGGTTGTATTGACCCACAATATGATAGTCTTAGTGATAAACGAAGTGGTTTACCAAATGCATATTGTTTTACAGGTACAGGAATGCCAGCAGGTTTTCAAGCATGTAGTGACTTGGTTGCAAGTGCAGTTAATGCAAGTTATGATGTGGTTTCAGGAAGTCAATCTTGGGGTGTTTGTACAAGATATGATGAAGGTAGTCCTGTGCTTGGTAGTAAAGGCACTGAATGTGCAATAGCACTGGCTTCAGGTTGTACAAGTCCTGCAAGTAGTTCAATTTCAGGTATTTTGCCTTGGTATTGGGGTACAAATGCCAATGATACAATAACAAGTGATATAATTACTGGTGGAACAAAAACCGTTGGTAGTGTTAGTACAAGTACTCCAATTACATTTAATGCCACAACAGAATATTTGTGGTTTGCAGCACCTGATGGATGCACACTAAAAACAAAATGGTGGGTTTGTGCAGCAAATGCTGGTGATATTGGTGGAACTGGTCAATTATGGGCAGCATCTTGTACTGTTGCAGTTACATCAGGACAGGGTTGTTGGACTGGTTGTGATTTTAAAGTTTATGTCACATGTGGAATAACAAGTACGGCATCAGGTGTACCAATGTGTTTATATAGTTAATAATGACAGAAAATAAAAATAGAATAATATGGCAATTTTAATTAACGACAATTATAGTCTTCAAGGAATAAAACCTTTTGATGATAGATATTTAAATATATCAACACCTTGGGCAAGTGTGGGAGCAGCAAATGCTGGTATTCCAACATATAGATATACTGGTTTAACAGTAAATGTTCTCGGTGTGGAATATTGGTGGAAAAATGGTGTTGATGATGTTGATTTAGTTCAAAAAGAATCTTCAATTGTAACTGAAGGTATAACTGGTGCAACAAATGGTTTAACTAAAGTTGGACAAGATGTTAAATTTGGTGGCACAACTCCACTGAATGAAATCACAAATATTTGTGGTGCAACAAACGCATTGAATCTCGGTACTGCTGCAAGTAAATTAGGGGCATTTCAAATAAATGCTGCAAGTGTTGCTATATTAGCAACTGGTACAACCGAAATTTGTCCAATAGGTGCATTAACACTTGATGGTAGTGCAATATCTGTAAAAGAAGTCGCTTCTTATGATAGTAATAAAAGTCCATTTACTGCACGTCAAATTCCTGATGCTGAATGGGTAACTGGTTGCACAAGCACTGCTGGTATACAAACCGTTAATAATGGTTTAACAAAAGTCGGAACAAATGCTGTACTTGGTGGTGCTTTAACAGGTAATACAAGTTTAACAGGCACTTATGACCTATCATTTAGTCATACAAATATTAATTTAACTGGTAGTACTGCAATTAATTTATGTGGTGAGGTAAGATTAAAAAGTACACCTGCAACATATGTTGGTGATATATTAACATATGATTCAAGTGATGGTGCAATTTCTAAAACAACATTGTCATCACTTGGTGGTTTAACTGGTGCAACAAATGGTATTGGAACTACTGGTCAAGATGTTTGTCTTGGTGGTGTATTAGTTGCAAATACAGCAATTACTGGTGATTTTGACCTTTGTTTAGGTACAAATGCAAGTTGTTTGAATACCTTACAAATATATACGGAAGAAAATATAATAGTTGAAACTGATAATAATTTAACTATGTCACTTTCTGGTGGTACAATTATCACAAGTAATTTAAAAGGTTTATGTTATGGTGCTGATTATATGGATACTTTTGTTAATAATTCTTTAGTAAGTAAATTATATGTTGATACTGTTGCAAGTGGTTTAGACCCCAAATCAGCGGTTTTGGTAGCAACAACCGTTAATATTACGTTAAATGATCTTCAGACTATTGATAGTGTTAGTCTTGTAGAGGGTGATAGAGTTCTTGTAAAAAATCAAACAAGTGGTGAGACAAATGGTATTTATGACGTTGTTTCTGGTGCTTCATGGACACGTTCAAATGATTTTGATGGAACTACTGTTGGTGAAGTAACTGAAGGTGCGTTAATTCCTGTATTAAGTGGTGATACTCAAATCAATTCATCTTGGATACTTATAACTAAAGACCCAATTACTGTTGGAACAACACCATTGGTATTTACTAAATTTTCACAATTGCTGGATGTTAATGCGGGTGCGGGTATTGCAATATCAACTGTTGGTGAAACAAAAACTATTTGTGTTAATCTGGGTTCAAATTCAGGATTAAATACATCAAGTGGTTTAGTTGTTGATTCATCGATTGCTGGAAATGCATTAAGTTTAGCAAGTGGTATTCTTAATGTAAATGCTGCTTCTTGTGGTGTTACTGATGCTATTCCAGTTGGATATAATTCTACTGATTGTCTTGTTGTTGCTTGTGTTGACCTTATATCAGCACTTGGCACTCCAATTAATAGTGCAAATAATGGTTTAACAAAAGTTGGTTCAAACGTTGTTCTTGGTGGTGCTTTAACTGGTGATACTACAATTAGTGGTGCTCATACATTGGCACTTAGTTCATTAACAGCGTTTAATGCAACAGCAACTGATATTGGTTTAACTGGTGCTGTTGGTGTAATTGGTGCAATTGATGGTAGCAGTACACTTGATATTCTTGGTGCTACAACACTTCATAGCACACTTGATGTAACTGGTGCAACAACAATTACGAGTCTTAATGCTTCGGGTGCAATTGATGCCGAGAGCACACTTGATATTCTTGGTGCTACAACACTTCATAGCACACTTGATGTAACAGGCGTAACAAGTCTTAGTGCTGTTGCAAGTTATCTCAGTGATTTAAGTCCATTTACTGCACGTCAAATTCCTGATGCTGCATGGGTGACTGGTTGCACAAGCACTGCTGGTGTACAAACCGTTAATAATGGTTTAACAAAAGTCGGAACAAATGCTGTACTTGGTGGTGCTTTAACTGGTGATACTGCAATTAGTGGTGCATATACACTTAGTATTTGTGATGGTGCTGAATTAAACACAACTTGTGGTTATCAAATAAGCGGTGTAACGATGTTGAGAACAAGTACAAGTGAAATTAGTTCAATTTATCTTGGTGGTGCAGGTTCAAATGGTAGTGGTACAGATAATATTGGTATTGGTTGTGGGGCATTAAGTGCAAATACAACTGGTGAAGGTAATATTGCACAAGGAATTTATGCACTTTGTAGTAATACAAGTGGTAGATATAATGTAGCACAAGGTTTTTATGCACTTTGTGCAAATACCGAAGGTCGTGATAATTTAGCAATTGGTAGTTATGCACTTGCTTATAATATAGATGGTTGTCGTAATCTTGCACAAGGTTATGCAGCACTTTGTGAAAATACAAGCGGTGATTATAATATTGCACAAGGAATGAATGCACTTTTACATAATACAACTGGTTGTGATAATATTGCAATGGGATATCGTGCAGGATATGAAAATACAACTGGTTGTAATAACGTAGTACAAGGTAGATGTGCATTTTATAGTAATGTAACAGGTAGCACTAATGTTGTAATAGGATATCAAGCAGGATATAGTGAAACTGGTTCGAATAAATTACATATAGCAAATTCACAATCATGTTCATTAATATCTGGTGATTTTGCTGCTAAAACAGTAACACTTGACGCTAAATTAACACTTAGTCAAACTCCAACTGCTGGTACTACGAGTGATGCTGTTCTCGTTAGAAATTCTGGTGGTGAAGTAAGAACAGTTGCAGGTACTGAACTTGGTGAAGACAATAATATTTATAACAAAACTATTGTTAGTGCAAATGCTACTGGTACAACAGCAAGTACATATGTACAATTAATAAGTGGTGCTACAACATTTACATTACCTGCAAGTCCACAAGATGGACAGGCATTTAAGATTAAAGATGCTTGTGGTAATGCATTGGCTGCTCCAATTACTATTGATGCTAGTAGTGGATTAACAATCGATGGTTCACAATGTGCTTTAATTAATACAGATTATGGTGCTCTTGAACTTGTATATGGTGCAACAAATGAATGGTTTAGTTTAGCATATATTAATTAATATGAGTTAAAATAGATAAAAAAATGGGATTCGAAAGTTTTCCATTTTTTTTTGTTAGTATTTAGGTTTTTGCGGAAAACCAACGTATTTATAAAAAAGTATAAAATTTTATAAAATTTGGCATATAAAAAAATTAATAATAAGATTTATATTTATGGATTAGTTGACCCAAGAAATAATAAAATATTTTATGTTGGATATGCTGAAAATTTAAAAAGAAGATTTGCTCAACATTTAAATATTAATGGTAAAAAGAGAGAGAAAAATACTTACAAAAAAAACATTATCAATAAAATTCTTGGATTAGGTCTGAAACCAGAAATGAAAATAATTGACGAGTGCGATAAGTTGTTTAATTCTGATTCAAATATGTTTGAACATCAAAGATTGGAAATCTACCATATAAAAAAATATAGAGACAATGGGTTTAAACTAACTAATTTAACCGATGGTGGTGATGGTGGGTGTACTTATTTAAAACCTGTTTATCAATATTCTGAAGATGGTAAATTTTTAAAAAGATATGATTCAGTCAATGAAGTTGCAAATACATATAATGTGAATGCAGGATTAATATCGCATGTAATTGACCAAAGAGGGAAAAAATCTTATCGTGCTACATATTTGTTTTTATCTAAAGAAAAAGCAGATTTGTTTGTTTTTAAAGATTTGGTAAAACATTGTACACCCATAATTCAATATTCGTTTGATGGTAAGTTTATTAAAGAATATAAAAGTCAAAAAGAGGCTTCAAATTTAACTAATATTGGTCAACCAACAATAAATTGTTGTTTAAAAAAGAAAACTGAACAAGCTGGTGGTTATTTATGGTATTATAAAGATAAAAAACCTACACATATAATTAAGCACGTTGGTAAATATTCAAAAATGCTAAAACCAATAATACAATATGATTTAAATAATAATATGATTGCAGAGTTTATATCTATTGGTGAAGCAAAGAGAACATTAAATATAAGTGGTGGTTTAATTGTAACAAATTTAAAAGGCATTACTAAAACATGTAAAGGTTTTATTTTTAAATATAAAAACACAATAAATAAAAATAATAATTAAATTAATAATGAAATTTATGATAATCGACAACAAAATTAGGGACAATGATAAGTATATAATTTTTGAGAGTGCTGGGGGGCATGGTAAGCAAGTTTGTGCAACGGCAGTCATTCGTGCAATAAAAAAAGAATATCCCGATAGGAAGTTGATATGGGTAACCCCGTGGGACGGACCCGCATTTTATAATCCCGATATATTTCGTTTTTATGTTTTTAATCAAATGCAGTATTTTAAAGATGACTATCTTAAGGACGATACGATTATAATGAAACAAGACCCTTATAACGAAACCAATCACATACTGAGAAAAGAACATTTAACAGAAACTTGGTGTAAAATGTTTAATGTGCCTTATGATGGTGTTAAACCCAAAATCTATTTGAACCCTAGAGAGATTGAAATTGCGAGAGATAAGATAAAACCAGACAACAGACCAATTATGTTATTACAAACGCATGGCGGGTTTCCAAATGCCCAATACAGCAAGAAATCGTGGTACAGGGATATGCCAATTGAAATTGCACAAAAACTCGTGAATTATTTCAGTAAATCATATCGAATATTGCATATTAGAACACCAGAACAACCAGCACTTCAAGGCACGGAATTATTGACATTACCATTTAGGGAAATGTATGCAGTATTTCCACTTAGTACCAAGAGATTATTTATTGATAGTTTTGCTCAACATGTGGCTGCTGCACTTGATTTGCAAAGTACTGTTGTTTGGATTGGGAATTCACCCAAAGTTTTTGGTTATGAAGAAAACATTAATATTTTACCAAATGTCGAACACATGAGAGAACTTAATAAATTCACATATTTACAAGACGATATTAGTGGACAAATCCAAAATTTTCCTTATGATACGGTAAATATGTTGGATATCAATAAAATTATTGAAGCCGTGAATAAACAAAAATAAGTTATTATTTTATTTTTAATAAACCCACTTAAACGAGTGGGTTTATTTTTTTCTTTTCTTCTCCGATTTAAGTATCAGGTTTAAGTATTTATCAATAGTTACTATAATTAATTTAAAAATATAAATGAAATAATATGGCAATTGATACAAAACCGAATTTTAGTTGTACAAAATTTGAACAGTGTTCAGGTGATGTTATGAATTTATCGGGTTGTACGCAGATATACGGGATTTTCGATTTGGAAAGCGGTTCGACACTAAGTATTTGTGATAACGCTGGTGTTAGTAAAGTTCTGACTTCAGATGCTAGTGGGAATGCAACATGGGAAACTACTGGTGCTGGTACAATTACTGGTGGTGCTAATGGTTTAAGTACAAGTGGTGTAAACGTTGTGCTTGGTGGTGCATTAACAGGTGACACCACAATTAGTTGTGCTCATACATTGGCATTGAGTGGATTAACAGCGTTTAATGCAACAGCAACTGATATTGGTTTAACTGGTGCTGTTGGTGTAATTGGTGCAATTGATGCCGAGAGTACATTAGATATCTTAGGTGCAACTTCATTACACAGCACACTTGATGTAACTGGTGCAACCAGTCTTAGTGCTGTTGCAACTTATCTCAGTGATTTAAGTCCATTTACTGCACGTCAGATTCCTGATGCTGAATGGGTGACTGGTTGTACAACTGGTGGTGGATTGTATTCAAATAACAGTCCTGCAACATGTACTGTTGGTGGAATAACGGCAGGTGCAACATTAACTGGACAAACTCTGGAATATCTATTACAGGAAATGCTTGCACCATATATCGAACCCGCATTTAGTGCATTTGCAGTTAACATCACGTCTCCAGTAGAAGTTGGTACTGTTGTTGATGGAACAAAAAGTTTTACTTGGGCAACAAGCACTTGTGATAATGTGGCAACAAATAGTATTGGTATTCTCAATGTAACAAGTGGTACTACGTTAGGAACTGGATTAGCAAATGATTATGCGGAAAACCTGTCAATTGGAACACTTACAAATGCTGCTCCACAAACATGGACATTTAGAATCACTGGTTGTAGTACACAAAGCAGTTCATTCAATAAGAATGTAAGTAAATGTAGTGTTTATCCGTATTTCTGGGGTGTTGAAACCTGTGGTGTTTGTCCTACTATTGATAGTGCACTTGTTAATACTGGAACTCCCGTTGTTCTTGCTGTCGGAACATCAATAAGTGTTACATTCGGTAGTAGTAGTGAATGGACATGGTTTGCAATGCCAGAAATATGTGCAGATAGAACAAAATGGTTTGTGGCGGTTGGTAATTGTGGATTTGTTGATAGAGGATGTGCTTCAGATAAATACCCCAATAGTTGTATTCTTGACGTAACCGATAGCGGTGGTTGTTGGAGTGCTGTGAGTTATAAAGTATATATGAGTGGATTCGCTGCAACTGATGGTGAACCAATAGCATTTAGAACATATTAAAAACGATAAGAAATGGCAATAGCATTAGGTGATAACATACAAACAGGTGCTCCGAAACCAACGGATAGCAGATACTTAAATAATCAAGTGCCCTATACTGGTGAAACAGAGGTTAATACCCTTATTACTGGTGGTGTTGGTGGGGTACGATATACAGGACTTACAGTAAATATTGGTGGTACTGAATATTGGTATAAAGAAGGTATTGGAGATGAGGATTTAATTGAAAAAACTAGTAGTGGTGGTGGAAGTAGTAATCTTGCATGGACGGGTAGTACTGCAAATGCTATTGGTACATATATGAGTGTAAGTGGTATTTGTGCACAATCTGGTTTAACTTTTGATGGTACTACATTAAGTGTTAGTGGTGCAATTGATGGTAATTCTACATTAGATATCTTAGGTGCAACTTGTTTACATGATACACTTGCAGTAACAGGCGCAACAAGTCTTAGTGCTGTTGCAAGTTATCTCACTGATTTAAGTCCATTCACTGCACGTCAGATTCCTGATGCTGAATGGGTAATTGGACAAACAAATGCTGTTTGTCTTGGTTGGTCGAATTTAATTAGTGGTTCAATTGTTGCTGGTTGTGGAACAATTGCAAGTGGTACAAGTGAATGTAATACTTTTTATGGTGTTTGTGCAGGTCAAGATATAACAAACGGTAGTGATAATGTTGGTATTGGTTTTAGTGTATTAGCGAATACAACAACGGGTAATCATAATATTGGTATGGGTTATGATGCACTTGGATTAAATGTTAGTGGTCATTGTAATATTGGAATTGGTTATCAAGCAATAAAAGCAAATACTAGTGGTTTTGGTAATGTTGGTGTAGGAATTAAAGCATTGTGTAAGAATACAACAGGTGTTGTAAATGTTGCTATTGGATATCAATCAATGCAAGTTCATACTACTGGTAGCGAAAATACTTCAATAGGATATATGGCAATGGCAGCTACAACTGGTGGTTCGTGTAATACTGCAATTGGTACACAAAGTCTTGCAAAAAATACAGGGGGTGAAGCAAATATTGCTATTGGATATATGGCAATGTGTGGAAACTTACTTGCTGGTTGTAATATTGGAATTGGTGTGAAGACAATGAGTTCTATAAATACTGGTGTTGAAAACATTGCAATTGGTAAATGGGCGTTGTGTGAAAATTTGGGTGGTTCAAATGGTGTTGCTATTGGTGCGTCAGCATTACAGGAGAATACTACTGGTGATGGTAATGTTGCAATTGGACAGTGTGCTGGAGCGATTAATACAATAGGTAGTAATAATGTATTTATTGGCAGATGTGCTGGATATAGTGAAACTGGTTCAAGTAAATTACATATTGGTAACTGTGCAGATTGTTCATTAATTTATGGTGATTTCACTGGTAAAACAGTAATAATCGATGATAAGTTAAGCACATGTAAACTTCAAGTAACAAGTGGGGCAAGTTCTGGTTGTGTTCTGACCTCAGATGCCAGTGGAAATGCTACATGGCAAACTGGTGGTGGTGGAATATCAGGAATTGGTTGGTCAAATCTCGCCAATGGTTCGACTGTTGCTGGTTGTGGAACAACTGTAAGTGGTGGTACACCTTATTTATGTCATAGTACAACTTATGGTGTTGAAGCTGCTGTAAGTGGGGGAACGGGTGATCCTTATGCTCGTGGTCAGGATAATGTTGCAATTGGGTACAGAGCATTATATTCAAACGTTACAAGGTCAGAAAATACAGCAGTTGGTACTCAAGCATTATATGCTAATTATAATGGATCAGCAAACACAGCACTTGGATATCAAACACTTTATTTTAATTGTGTGGGAGGTTCAAATGTTGCAATTGGTGCAAATGCATTGCGTGCTAATAGATGTGGTGGTGCAAACGTTGCCGTTGGTACAGGTGCATTGGACGCAAAAACGTGTGGTGATTATAATGTAGGAATTGGTGATGGTGCTTTTGGTGGTAATACAACAGGTAGTACTAACACTGCTCTTGGGTATAGAGCAGGAAGTAGTAACATTAGTGGTAGTTCAAATGTGTTTCTTGGAAGATATGCTGGTTATAGTGAAACAGGTTCAGATAGATTACATATTGCAATTAGTAATACTTGTTCATTAATCTATGGTGAATTTGATAATAAATTAGTTTGTATTGACGATGCATTAGTAACATGTTGTTTTCAAATGCTTAGTGGAGCAAGTGATGGCTGTGTTCTGACTTCAGATGCAAGTGGTAATGCTACATGGGAAACTGGTGGTGGTGCTGGAACAATCACAGGGGGTATTAATGGTTTAAGTACAAGTGGTACTAATGTTATTCTTGGTGGTGATTTAACGGGAAATACTTCTATTGGTGGTGATTGGACTAAAACATTTACTATAACAGGAATATCTACAGGTTTATTTCAATCTGATGGTGCAATGGCAATTTGTTCATCATCTGGCAGTTTAACAATGCATGCATGTAGTAGTGGATTTGTTGTTGGTATTGGTGGTACGATATACAACGATAATGGACAGAGTGGTACTAAAGGTATATTTTATAATGATGATTATAATGCAAGTTCATCAAATCCACGATGGATACCAGATGCTGAGTGGGTAACTGGATGTACAAGTGGTAGAATTGGTTGGAGTGGTTCAACTGCAAATGCGGTTGGTACATATGCTGATGCAGATGGTATTTGTGCAAATCCAAATTTGATTTTTGAAACTACAGGTGCTAAACTTATAGTGTCTGATACTATTGTAGATGATACTACAAAATATATCAGATTAATGGGTAGACATTATAATAATGATGAAGCTGTAAATTGTAATGTGATTGTATATGGTGCAGGTTCTGCAACTGAAAATTATATAGGTATTGGAGGTGGTACTTCATTAGGGAATGCTGCGACAATACTTCAATTATATGCAGCATCATCAACTACTATTACAACGGGTACAGCACAAATATATGTTGATTATGATAATGTTTGTTTGAATTATCAAGGGAATGAAAAACTAAAAACAATAGAATGTGGTGTAAGTATAACAGGTAATGTAGGTATTGGAACAGCAAGTCCTGATAATAAATTACATATTATGCAGAGTGATGCTTCTGCTTCTTCTTATTCAAATGCAATATTAACTTTAGAAGAAAATGATAATACAGGTTTGCACTTTGCTACACCAAATGATAAAACAGCTTACATAACTTTTGGAGACCCTCAAAGCACTTCTGTTGGATATATTAGGTATGATCATAGTACCAATAAAA